GCATACTAATAAATCTTTAACTGAAAGAATTTCATCTACTTCTTACCCTGATGACGTTTTAATAGTAAATGTAATGGAAAATTTAGGGTTATTAACTACCGCGAAAGGTGATAAAATTAAAAGAAGTGATGAAGAATTAGCGGTAATTATTGTAAAAATGTGGGACGAATCTCCTACACATAATAGAATATTAAATATGAAACCTATGTTGAGTGATGTGAATAGTAAAGGTGTAATGAGAGGTGCTGTTTCCACCATTAAAACTAATTATAGAAAAGAAGAAAAGTGGAAAAATAGAAAAAACCCTTGGGTTTATGTAACATTAAATTTTGTTGAATCGTATTAAAAAAAAAAGACTATGGAATATATTTTAGGTTATTTATTATTATCAATGATTATTATGGTTATCTTTATAGAGATAAACAAAAAAACACTCTATAACCAATATTTAGAGCTGGAGGAGGAGTATAAAAGAAAACCTTCTAACGGATGGTTTACTTTCTATTTATTAACTCATTTTTTAAAAGCTCCGTTTCTTTGTCCAATGATATTATTACTTATATTGGGTAATGGTGGAAAAATTATAGAATAAAAAAAAGGTCCTTATGGACCTTTTTTATTTTATAAAGTAAATGTTTTAATAAACTTCACCTTTTCTAGCTTTACCCGTTAAATCGTCATCATAAGCCCCGATAACATCGTGTTTGAAGTGATGTCCATCATATGATTCATCATCAGCTCCAT